CACAAGTGCCCAAAGCCGCAATCGCGGCCATCGTCCAGCAGCACGACAAGGAGACCCGACTTTTACCGACTGCCAGCACTGCCACAAGCCCATGAAACCGGCGTCCGCTAACATGCTCTGCGCAAACTGCCGTGAATACTACTGGCAGCTCATCCACCAACTCGGACACACCCAACTACCAGCCCTGCGAAGCATCATGCTCCGCCAGGCACACATCGGCCCCACAAGCCACACGCCAAACAAAGGCAACGCGCCACTCCCGATCGACACCCGCGCGCAAGACCTCATCGCCGAATCGGAAGCATGGCTCGCCGAACAAGCAGGCAAAATCAGGACGCAATACGGCAACCTGCCATGGAACAAGGCATGGCAACGCATCATCACCAACAAACACACCATATTGACGATGAGCACCGCAGCAGACGACTACACCAACCTGCAACACATCACCAGACACAACGAACAAGCCCTGACACCGGAAGAAGAGCTCATAATCCTCGGCACCTGCCCAAACTGCCACAGCATGCTCACCGGCACGCCAGAAGCCGAATCGGCCACATGCCCAGACTGCCACAGCGAATGGGCGGCACCAGCAATCAAAGCAGCCCGAGACGAAAGACTGTGGCAAGTGCAAATCACCGGCACACCCAGCGATGCAGCCAAGGAGTTGAAACGATACGGCCTGACCGTATCACGCAACCTCATCAGCCAATGGCTCAAACGCGGCAAACTCCACGCCACGCCGACGGAACACAAGCGGCAGTACACGTTCAACCTCGGCGAGTTGGCCGCACTACTTGACTGTCACCGTTGAAATGCTATACTGTCGTATGTTTGTAGAATGGTTCAGCCAGAAAATGGTTGGGCCATTATTCATATCCAGCTTCGGTAGCTCAGTGTCAGAGCACAAGGGATAGCACAGATACCCAGGGCGGATACCAAGCCGGCCATGGCTTCCATGGTCCTTTGAATGCCCATGACAAGAAAACAGTGCCCCTCATCGATGTCGTGGGTTCGATTCCCCACCCGAAGCACCACAAGGCGGTGACCACATGCCAAGAGTCCGCAAGACCAGCCGTCAATTCGAAAAAGACAAGGCCGCATTCTTCAACCAATGCAAAGCACGGCATGCGGTCTGTTGGCTCTGCGGAATGCCAATCGACTACACCGCCGAAAAGAACACGAGCGACGAATCATACAATCTTGACCACCTCTACCCGGTCTCCAAACACCAAGAACTCCAGTTCGACCCAGCAGGCTTCCGCCCAAGCCACACCAGCTGCAACCGGCTCAGAGGCAACCAAGACCCACCAACACCCATCGGAACACTCTCAAGACAATGGATAACAACAGCATGAGCAAGGAGGCAATGATGCTACAGCAGCCAGTCACACTAGAGCTCACCGCCGCAATCAGCGACAAGACATTCCCCATCGGCTCATTCACCGTCAACATCCCAATCAACGTCACCCACAACGAAGTCAACACCTACAAAGTCGGAGACGCATACACCACACGCATCACACCCAAGCCACCAAGCACAGACGAACTCATCACACGATTCACAAACGCAATCAAAGCATTCAAAACAGCATTCGAAACCAACCCCGACGGGATAGGGGCGGTGAAATCCTGAAAACCAACGAAGAACGCAAGACCTCACGCTTGGTGGGTTTTCCTCTCCCCGCTGCGTTCGGCACCCCATCGCGCGCGTGAGGGGCGTTAATGATGAAAGGAGAAGGGAACGATGAATCTTGAGGTGCGGGAGTTTCCGATTTCCGAACTCCACACGTATCGTCGTAATCCACGTCGCGGTGACGTGGATGCCATCGCATCTTCTCTGCGCAAGCGTGGCCAGTATCGTCCGATTGTGGTGAATCTCGGCACGAACGCTTCGAAGCGGATGGAGATTCTAGCCGGCAATCACACGTATCTTGCCGCGAAGCAGCTTGGGTGGAAGACCATTCAGGCAACCACGGTTGATGTTGACGACGATCAGGCTGCGCAGATTGTGCTGGCTGATAATCGTCTAGCCGATTTAGGTGGCTATGACGAGGCTGATTTGGCTGTCATCCTCCAGTCGGTGTCCGACCTTGAGGGCACTGGATATTCCGAGGATGATTTGAAGACGATTCTTGCATCCGCAGGCAAGCCGTCCATATTGAATGACCCCGATGATGCGCCCGACGTGCCCGATGAGGGCAAGACGTTCACCAAGGAGGGGCAGATTTGGGAGCTGGGCGACAGTGTTCTCGCTGTCGGCTCCTGCACTGATGACGCTCTCGTGGACAAAGCGTTTGGGGGGGGCAGGCGGATTGCGTCTGGACTGATCCGCCATATGGCGTCTCGTATGAAGGCAAGACGAAGGATAAACTGACCATTCAGAATGATTCCGGCGTGGATTTCCAGGAGGTAGTCGCTGACGCATTCCTTCAGATAGTCCGATGCTCCAAGCCTGGCACTCCGGTATATGTGGCTCACGCCGACACGGCAAGGACGTTCTTCCAGGAGGCGTTCGAGGCCGCCGGCTGCATGTTCCGCGAGAACCTTGTCTGGGTAAAGAACACCATCGTCCTTGGCCATTCCGACTACCAGTGGAAGCATGAGCCGATTCTTTACGGTTTCACGCCCGGTGGCGCTGGAAGGCTTGGCCGTGGTGGAGCCCACTGGTATGGCGATAACAAGCAGGCTACGGTGTTTGAGTTTGACAAGCCCTCACGCAATGCGGAGCATCCGACCATGAAGCCAGTTGGTCTTATCGAGGCGATGATAAGCAACTCATGCCAGCCTGGCGGCATCGTTTTCGATCCTTTTGGAGGATCGGGAAGCACTCTTATTGCCGCATATGATTTGAAGATGCGCGCCGTGCTCTGCGAGCTTGACCCTCGATATGGCGATGTCATCTGCCGACGTTTCCAGGAGCACACTGGCATCATTCCACGCTGTGACGGCAAGGAGCATGATTTTACCACTGAGTGAGGTGTCCGATGCCTGCTGACAAGGACAGGAAAGCGCTGAAGCTGTTCTCCGCTTCCATGAGCATTGCCGAGATTCGTGACGAGCTGGGGTTTCGCGACGTTAAGTCTGCTGAGAACGCGATCCGTCGCGTTTTGAAGGAGAATCAGCGTTGTAAGGATGTGGATACGGAGCGGCAGGTGGAGCTTGACCGTTTGGATAATCTTTATCGCGCAGCGTATCCGCGTGCTCTTAAGGGCGACGCGAGGATGATTGACAAGTGTCTTTCCATCGGCGAGCAGCGTATGCGTCTGCTTGATGCTCCGGAAAAGCGTGAGAATGGTCTGCTGCAGGCATATGAGAAGACGATCGATGGGCTGGGGGAGTCTATCGGAGATGCTGACACGGCTCTTGTACAGTCCGGTCGCATGATCTGCGCGCAGATCGATTACGCGGTGGCGCATGGTACCGGCGTGGAGGTGACGAAGGCCCTGTATCTGGTGCCGCATTTGATGAATGTGCTCACGCAGCTTGGGGCCACGCCTTCCTCTCGTAACGCTTTGGCTGGCGAGGCTCGGCAAGCCACGTCTAATACTTCGGCATCTTCCAGTTCGAAGATCGTGCAGATGGACGAGTTTATGAAGCGTTTCGGCTGAGGAGGTTGCGATGGCGTCTGAGAATCTTACGGTTTTCGGTGCCATCGACGATATGAGGCATGGCGTGACCTTGCCGCGTATCTTCTCGCCGCCGCTCCGGCCGTTAACAAAGGAGACGAGCAATGGTTTCGCGGTGATCGCGTTCGCGGAGATAATGCTGCATGTCCACCTTTACCCGTGGCAGCAGTGGCTGCTCGTTAATGCGCTCGAACTGTTGGAGGATGGCAGTTATCGTTTCCGCAAGGTCATCGTGCTTGTTGCCCGCCAGAATGGCAAGACCACGCTGATGGGCGTTTTGGCCGCATGGTGGCTGTTAGTGGACTCCAACAAGCATCCGGACAGGGTGCCGCCGGTGAAGTTCCTCGTGGTCGGTGCCGCGCAGACGTTGGACAATGCGAAGGGCCCGTACAATCAGGTCAAGGAGTGGTGCAATCCTCAGCCTTCGACTGATGAGGAAGCGGATCTGGTGATTCCGGATCTCGCCGCGATGACGCAGAAATTCGTCAACACGAACGGCGAGGAGGCGATCATCACCCGCTCGAAGGCCCGGTATATCGTCCGCGCCGATAAGAACATTCGAGCAAAGAGCGCCGCGCGCGTGGTGTTTGATGAGCTTCGTGAGCAGCATACGGATGATGGCTGGAATGCCGTCAGTCAGACCACGAAGGCGGTTTGGTCGAGCCAGTTGTGGGGCATTTCGAACGCTGGTGACTATCGGTCTGTGGCGTTGCGCAAGCAGGTGGACAAGGGCCGTAAGCTTGTTGACGAGTGGACGCGCCTGAGCGCCGACGGTGGCAATCCGTCCGACGCGTTCCTGTCCGGCGAGCAGGACGGATCGTTCGGCTATTTCGAATGGAGCGCTCCGGACAAGTGTCCGGTGGATGATGCCGACGCTATCCGTCAGGCGAATCCGTCGCTCGGCTACGGGCCGATGACCGTCATGAGCGTCCGTTCGGATATTGACGGCATGACCGAGGCCGCGTTCCGTACGGAAGTCCTGTGTCAGTGGGTTACGGCGGACATCATTCCTTTCATCAGTCCGAAACTGTGGGCCAGCGGCATCGACTCGCGTTCCACGATTCCGAATGAGAATCGTGTGGTGCTGTCCGTTGACACGTCGGCTGACCGTAAGACCACGTATGTGGCCGCTGCCGGAATGCGTGCGGACGGTTTGCCTCATGTGGAGCTGATCGCTCGCCGTGACGGAATGTTGTGGGTGCCACATTATCTCGACCTTTTGCAGGAGCGTTGGCCGCATATCACGGAGATCGCCGTGCAGGGCAAGGGCTGTCCGGCAGTGGACTTCATCGACCCTCTCACCGAAAAAGGCTGGAATGTGCATCTCATCGAAGGCTTCCGTCTGGGCGCGTGCTGCGGTCGTTTTCACGACCGTGTGCGTGAGGGCAAGCTGCGGCATCTTCCGCAGCCGGCAGTCGAACAGCAGGTGAGTGTGGCCGTGTCCCGGCGTCTTGGCGAGGTCGAGGTGTGGGACAGGACGAAATCAGCATTGCAGATCAGCGGCCTAGTGGCCGAATCGCAGGCATTGTACGCGCTTGAGACCATGCAAGTCGAAAACGAAAAACCGAAATATGCGCCGAGCGTGACCCATTTCGCAGTCGTATGACCCAGTGAGGAGGTTTCATGGGGTTCTTTTCCAGATGGCTCAAGAAAAGCCCGGTATCCGTGTCCCAGAAGTTCTCCGAATCGCCAGTCAACATTTCGCAGGTCGCGCAGCTGCCAATCGATTGGTTCGGTGCCGGAGTCTACGAGCGAGAGGCTGCGGTGCGCACCGTCATCGACCATATCGCGCGGAATATCGCCAGCATGCCGTTCAAGGTCTACACTCGCCAGCCTGACGGTGACCGTGTGGAGGACACGACAAGCCATTTGGCGCAGTTGATGGCAAAGCCGAGCGTTCTTCCTGGCATGACGCGCTACCGATTCTTCTACTCGCTGCTCTGCGATGGCCTGCTCAATGACCGTTGGCTCTGCCTGTTGGATGCCGACAGGCAGTCCGGCAGACTGTGGCTGCGGCGTATTCCGGTGCAGAATTTCACTCTTTCCGGCAACACTCTTGACGAGATCACCGGCGTGCAGATCAGCACCGGACAGCCGGAAGGAAGCCAGTACTTCAAACTGCCAGACCCGCAGATTCTGCTGGATGTGGGCTACAGCACGTCCGGCATCGGCGGTTCTCCCGTGTCCGGCACTCTCGCACCGCTTTTGGCGGAGGCGCGTGAGATGGCCGAATATCGACGTGCGGTAGCGAAGAACGGCGGCCAGATTCCAGCGTACATCTCCCGTCCGAAGGAGATGCCGTGGCCGTCGCAGGAGGCGCAGGACGAATTCGTGCAGGGCATGCGCAATTACAAATCCGGCGGGAATCTTGCCGGTGGCTGGCCGCTGCTCAACGACGGCATGGAAATCAAGACCGTGGACGCGTTCAAACCGATTGACATGCAGGACATCGACGCGAGGGACAGGATTCGCATCGACGTGGCCAACGCATTCCACATCGCGCCAGAGAATCTAGGCTTCCGCAGCGGCACGAATTCCAACATCGGAGCCTTCAAGGAGCAGATGTGGAACGTGGAGTTGATGCCGTACATCGTGGCGTTCGAGCAGTCGCTCAATTTGCTGCTGCCAGACGCGCTCGGCCAGCCGGACGCCAACATCGAAGCGAATGTTGACGCGAAGCTGCGCGGAACGTTCTCCGAACAGTATCAGGCGCTCAGCACGGCCACGGGGCGTAGTTTCATGACCACGAACGAGGCGCGGCGCATCCTCAACTATCCGAAGCTTGATGGTGGCGACGAATTGGTGACGCCACTGAACGTGGCAACCGGCGGACAGCCCAGCCCGCAGGATGGCGGCAGGACGCAGAACGCGCAACAGAACAATCCAGTGAACGGAGAAGGACAGTGAATCTCAAACAGCTCAGATTCAACGTGAAATCCTTGGATGATTCGGCTGGCGAAGGCGTCTTCAGCGGCTACGCCAGCACTTTCGGCAACAAGGACCTGCAGGGCGACGTGATCGCCAAGGGCGCTTTCGCGGAGACCTTGGAGAAGGACTACGACGGCGGAGCCGGCATCCCGATCCATTGGAACCATCAGGACGGCAAGCCGACCGACATCATCGGACGCACCTTGAGCGCCGTGGAGGACGAGAAGGGCCTGCTCATCTCGGCACAGCTCGATATCGAGGATAATCCGACCGCACAGCAGGCTTACGACCTGCTCAAGGATGGCAGGGTTCATCAGATGAGCATCGGCTTCGTGCCGACGAAGACCGCGTGGATCACGGAAAAGGGCGACGGCCCGTGGGGCGGCCATTCCGAATTCCAGCGGATCAAGCTTTTCGAGATCAGCGTGGTGCCGGTGGCCGCGAACCAGCAGGCCGAGATTCTGGCGGTGAAGTCAGGTCGCGCCATCAGCTCCGCCAACGAGGAGAAGCTTCGTGCCGCATTGGCGTCACTGAACGAGGTGCTGGAAGGCATCGATTCCGACAATTCCAGCACTTCCGACGAAGATAAGCCGGATGATTCCAAGACCGGCGAGAAACAGGATGATAAGAAGCTTGCCCCTGATAAGGGTAGGGACGCGGAGGCTGAGAAGGCCGAGCGTCTGAATGTAATCAAATCCGCCCGTGAACTGGTCACTGGCGGCAAGGACAACAAGGAGACCAAATGAGTTTCAATGATCGTCTCGCCAAGACCAAGGCCGCCATCGAAGCGGTGCTGGCCAAGGGCGAGGATAATCTCGACGCTTCCGACATCGAGAAGCTGAAGGGTCTGAACGCCGAGGCGCACGAATTGCAGGATTCCATCGAAACGGTGGATGCGGTGCATAAGCGTTTCGCGGGATTGACCGACAATCTGGCGGACACCCAGAAGAGCGGCGCCGCATCCGGCGAGTCTCTTGGCGATTTCGTCGTGAAGAACATCGGCGAACAGCTGGCGAAGATAAAGGGAGTGTCGGGAGCGTCAATCGCGGCACCGGAATGGGCTCCGCGCCGCAAGGCCAACACTGACACGCAGGTTACCGGCGGCCCGTCCGGCACGTACGGCTCCCTGTTGACCTACGTGGACCCGAATTTCGTCCAGGCTTACCGCCGTCCGACCATCACCAACCTATTCGGTGTCGGCGCGATCAGCGGACAGGCCATCACCTACTACGTGGAAGGCGAAAAGGAAGGCGATTTCAAAACCGTCGGCGAAGGCGAGAAATTCAGCCAGATCCATTACGCGAACGCGACAGAGCACACCGACGCATTATCCACAATCGCTGGATTCATCAAGGAATCCAACGACATGATCACCGACCTCGAATTCCTGAAGTCCGACATCGATGGACGCCTGCTCTACGATCTGAGCATCGTCGAGGAGCAGCAGCTGCTCAACGGCGACGGCACCGGCAAGAACATCAAGGGCCTGCTGAATCGCGAAGGAATCCAGTCATACACCGCTACCGACGCCGGCAATGACGTTGCCATCCTGCACGCGCAGTCGATGATCTCCACCACGACCGGCATGATGCCGGATGCCCTTGTCATCAATCCGACAGACTATGAGGCCATTCGGTTAAAGAAGGACAATGATGGCAATTTCATCGGCGGTGGACCGTTCTACGGCGTGAATGGTGGCGCGCTGACCATCACTCCGCGCCTCTGGGGTCTGGACACCGTGGTGACTCCCGCTGTCGCCGCCGGCACAGCCATCGTCGGCTCCTTTAAGGGCGCTGCCACCTTCTACCGCAAGGGCGGCGTGACGGTCGAGGCCACCAATTCCAATGACACCGACTTCATCTCCGATCTGGTGACCATTCGCGCCAAGGAGCGTGTGGCTTTGGCCGTGCGCAAGCCGAAGGCTTTCGTCAAGCTGACCATTAAGTAAGGAGACGTGATATGGCTCGACAGTTCCGAGTGATTCCAGCCTCGGCGGCGAAACTTGACCCGAATGCCAACGTGGCCGATGTGGTCTTCGTCGGGTCCAACGGCAAGCCGACCGATATTGGCAGCGCTGCAGTGAAACCTGCAACGCATGTGGCTTTGGCCGCCGGCGCCACACCAACCAAGAGCGAATTCGACGCCCTGGTCAATTCTCTGATTGCTGCTGGCCTGATGGCTGCACAGTAAGCGTGGAGGTCGGCATGAGTGATGTGAATGTGGTTCCCGACATGATTGCCGACCCCTCGGCTTTCGAGGATGACGCGCAGTTTCGGCTTAAGGCTGCTCAGGCGGCGATCAGGCGTGAGTGTGGTTGGCATGTCATGCCGAACGTGGCATTGTCCGGCGTCATCAACTCGCGTGGCGGCACGGTTATTCGGCTGCCGGCCCGTCATGTGACGAGCATCGAATCATTGACAGACCGCGACGGTAACAAGCTGGCTTACGCCTATGACCCGGAGACGGGTCTTGTGGAGTCGCTTTCGGGTGGCTTTCCCACTGGCATCGCGGCCATCCGCTACGAGATTCACGCGGGATACAATGACGCGCCGGACGTGCAGCAGGTGCTCATCAGCGCCGCGAAGCGAGCCGGCATGAGCCCGATCGGGCTCGTCACCTCGCAGTCCACGAATGGCTCCAGCGCGAGTTTCGACGTGGTGTCTCTCATGCAGGCGGAGAAGGACAAGCTCAAACCCTACCGGCTTGGAGGATTGCCATGAGCCTGCTTGACGATCTGAACGCCGGTGACGGATGGCGTATGCTGGGCGCCACCAAATGGCGGCGACTGCGTGCGAGGAAAGCCGATGACCCGTATTCCGGCGAACAGACCGGCGAGGACTGGTCCAATCCGGGAACCTTGGATTTCACCGGCGCTCTCGCCAGCTCCAGCAGCACGCGCACGCCCGACGGTCTACGCGAGCAGACCACGAGCACGGCTTACCTTACGTCTCCTGATCCGTCCTTGGACATCATGCCGGGTGACAGGATTCAAGCGTTGCCGGATGACGGGCGATGTTGGGAGGTCAGCGGCTATCCGAGTCGTGACGCGAATGCTTTCATGTCGTGGCAGCCGACGATCGAGATCCCACTATCCGAATATCGGGGGTGACGGCTTTTGGGAGTGATGGTCAAATTCAACGACAAATATTTTGACGAATTGATGAATTCGGCTGGTGTCAAGGCCATGACCCGTCGTGCCGCCGAGAAGACGCTCGAATATGCGAAAGCGCATGCTCCGGTGGACACTGGAGCGTATCGCGATGGCCTCCAGATCAAGGAGGTGCAGCACGAGCATCGAACCACATGCATGGTGGTCGGCACCGACCCGAAGACCCTGCTCGTGGAATCGAAGACGGGCAATCTCCGCAAGGCGTTGAAGGCAGGCAAGTCATGACCATGGTCTTGCCGCCAGACATTGAATCGTGGATCTGCTCTTTTCTGCGTGCCAGGCTTAAGCCGTCTTTCCCGATGATCATCGTTTCGAATCGCGAGCCGGACGATTACGACGGCTCACGGCCGCTCGTCGTGGTGCGTGACGATGGCGGATCGCAGTCGAATCGCGTGCTCTTCGACCGGAGCGTCGGCGTGACCGTGCGCTACGGGGCTCGTGCCGCTCCGAAACCATGCCGTGACTTGGCAGCACGGATCTACGGCCTGCTCACCGACCCGGCGATTTGCTCTATTGATGGTTCCCCGATCGCGGCAATCGAGGAGGACGGGTGCAATGGTCCGTATTTCGTGGCCGAGGACGCGAACATCGCACGCTCCTATCTGACAGTGGAATTCTCCGCTATTGGGGAATTTCGATAATTCAATGATTTTTAATTTTTAAGGCGTTGAAACCAAGTGTTTCAGCGCCTTTTTTGTTGAAAGGACAAAATATGGCAGCTGATTCAGCAGGCAATGACCTTAGCGCCGCGAAGATCGTGGTTACAAGCGCCTACCGTTTCGCACCCTATGACGCGACTAAGAAGCTGACCGCTGATCTCATCGCGACGACCGTGGCCGATGTGAAGACCGGCTTGAACGATATTTTCAGCAAAGGCGGTTTCGTCGGCCTTATTACCGAGGATGGCGCGCCGCAGCCCGGCCGCGACGCCGACGACGCGATCAAGTTCCATCAGCCCGGCTACAGCATCAACAGCCAGGCTGCGTTGAACGAGCAGTTCACCGTGGCCGAGGATAACGACATCACGCGCCAGATGACCATCGGCAAGCCGGACACGAATGGCGTGTATCACGTGACCGATGTGATTCAGAATGGCAAGTGGTTCTGCTACAAGGAGACCGTTTACAAAAACGGCACGCACCGTCGTCGGCTGGGTGTCGTGAATCTGACCGGCAACGAGTAGGGTCAGGAGACCTCCGGCAAAAACACCGGTGACGCTTGGACCATCGAATGGATTCAGGATGATGCCTGCGATTCCGGCAACAGCAAGTATTTGGAGTCCTTCGTGACTCCGACTGTTTCATCCGGTCCTCATGCCAGCGATCATCAGGCTGATGATTCCGAGTCTCAGCCGGTCGCCGACTGACATTGATTCTTCCTAGCATGTGCTTCTTTCTTCCTTTCTTCGCATGTGCTGGGATCCTTCCTCTTCATCCACGAACGTAAAGGAATTTTTCATAGTCATTTGAAAGAAGGAAGAAATGACCAAGAATGTGATGCCCTCCGCCGACGATTTCGACGCCTGGACTCAGGAGGATGAGGACAAGGCGCTTGAAGCGTCCGCCGAGCAGATGAAGGTGAAGCACCTCATCAAGGACGGCAGCGTCTGGTTTTTGGCTCCTCATGGCCATATTTACAAGCTGCCCTTGAATCTGAGCATTGATGATTTCGTGCGTCTGAGCGACCTGCAGTCGAACACGGAGCAGATTCAGACGTTGAAGGACATCCTTGCGGCTTTCGCCGGCGAGGATGCGGCCAAGGAGCTGGCGAAGGAGCCGGCCATGGTCCCATTCAACATTCTCAACGATTACGGCGATGTTTTGGCGAAGATTCAGGGTGTGGATTTGGGAAAATCGTCGGCTTCTGCCAGCTCCTCCATGGGGAAGACGGCAATCGAATAAGGGCTGATTTCGCGGCTCGCGGGTGGAGTCTGCAGGCTGACTTGGGCGGCAGGCTCCGCTACCGCGACGCAATCGCATTGTGGGAAAGCCTCTCGGCAGACCCAGCGACGTATACGGGCATGACTGCGGTGCATATGGTGCTGCCGATGGATGCGACGGCTATCATCACCGCGATTCAGGCGGGTGGCACGTCGATTCTTGGTGACCTCGCGCCCGAAAAGGCTGGGGAAAAGCACGTCGAAGTGACCGATGAGGAGCGTCGTGCGGCTTTGGAGTCGATGAGCAACATCTTCGGCTTCAAAAAGACAAGTGAATAGAGGAGGCTGTCATGGCTGGCGGCAGTGAGCTTGGCTCCGCGCATGTGAGCATTTTCCCGCAGATGAAGGGCTTCCGCCAGAACGTGGCGAAAGAAACCGGCAAGGCAGTCTCCGACCTGAAAAACGCCTTTTCCAAAGGGTTTAACGGGGCGCAGCAGGGCAAGCAGGCCGGCAGCGCCTTCAAAAACGGGTTCAGCAGCGGGGCCTCCGAGCTGAATTCCGATGCTTTGAAATCCTTTCAGAAGGATGTGGCCCAAGCATCGCAGAAGAATACTGACGCGCTGCTGAAATTCAAGGCTGCCGGCGTGCAGGTGCAGGCCGCGCAGGAGAAGCTGAACGCGGCCACACAGAAATATGGAGCGGACAGTACACAAGCTCAGGCTGCGGCCATCAAACTCGAGCAGGCGCAGATTCGGCAGAAGGCGGCGGCTGACAATCTCAAGGCGGCGACCGATAACCTCAAGACCGCCAAGGGACGGCTTAAAGACCTTGAGACGCAGTTGGCCGCAGAGTCGGACAAGTCCAAGAACGCTTTCGACCGTATGGCTTCCGGCTTCGCTTCAACCGCCCAGCAAATCGTCGGCAAGATTCCAGGCGTGAATGCCGCAGTGCGGAATATCAGTTCGACGGCTGGCGCGGTC